CGCATGCTCGTTTCGGTCTGACCGTAGCTGACGTATACATATACATGCACATCCTGATTCTTCAGCATATACACGTCCGGCACTTTAGCCAGCCAGTACCCGTTGCCTTCCTCATCCTCAACCCATTCGGCAATACTCGATTCCGTCTGGCTGTCGCCGGTAAATCCGAACTGCGCCTGCACGGTCACCACGTCGCCGGAGAGGAAGTCATCCCTCTCCGCCAATTCAGACGGAGAGGGCAGACCATACATCTTGAGCCGCTGACCTGTGTCGTACTGGTACGCGCCGCTGATGGTCGCATCACGCCCGGTACTGGAAAAACTCGCGTTAATCATGAGCATTCCTCCTTATCACTTATAAAACTGCTTGGCAAACCATCTCGGCAGGATACCTTCGTACTTGTAACGCACATTGTAATTGTCCATGATTTCCTTCACGTCGAGTGCAATCTCGATCTTCTCCCGGCGAATGCTGGCAATCAGTTCCTGCTTGCGCTCATCCGAAAGCTTGTCATCGGCATTGATCATGTCAATCTCGTCATCCAGTTCGGTCAGTTCCTTCTTCGCGTCATAGAGTGCGCCGCCCTTGTGGGTAAGATCATACGCCTCGTCGATAGCGCGCCCCCTGTCTCGGTCGCTGAGAGCGGGGTTCAGATAGCTAAGTTCGCGATAAACATTCTTTTTGCCAGTCTTGGAAACTTGCGTCAAATCGGTAATGCTGTCGTAAACCATGCTGATCATGTCGTTCGACTTCAGCGGGTCGCTCGTCACCCTGTTTCGCGCAGTTGCAGCGAGAGAGTTCCACATACCCGTGAGAATACCTTTTTTATTCTTTTCGCTCGGAAGAGCAGGAAGGACCGTCTGTCCGATATAGCCGGTATACTGCTGTGCAAGATACTGGAGCATCATAGGGCTGATCTCAACGCCAAAGCCATCAAGAACTTCCGAAGCCGTAACAAACACCTGTGGAGTATCCTCTGTATACTGATTCATCTCGTTTTCTTGTTCCAGATACGTCGGAACGATCTTGCTCCCGTACCAGTTCTTATTGCTGATGACAGATACCATCGGATCGAGGATCGTGCTGCTGACGGGGTTCAGATTGTCCATAATCACATCGGCAAGCGCCGCCATTTCAACAAGGAACTCATCACCCGTTTCGCCCTTCCAGACCATGTTCGATACCGCTGCATTGACAGCGTAGGAAATCGGATTCTGATCAAGCGGGATGCGAATGAGGCTTGCATCACCGAGAATGTCAGGCGCAAAGTTCGGCAGGAACATATGCTTCGCCGTCAGGTCGGGGTTCAGATAAGTGAACTCTTCCTTCTCGTCATCGTCGAGGAACTCCATCAACAGGCTGTTAGCCAAGAGGCTTGCAAGCGCAGTATTCGTAATCTGCTTTGCAAGACGAACCTTGGCGCGGTCACTCTCCTGCGCAGTAAACTGGCGTGCGTTTCTGTAGATACCTTGGAGCGATGCGTTGAAGAACGGGACAACGCTCTTGAGGTCGCGCACAAGCAAGCTGTTGCCGCGACGGGCGAAGTCCGTTGTCACATCCTGCGCGGCGAGGAAAGCTTCAATCTTTCCTTCTGCCGTGGTTCTGTCATGCTTGCCGTACTTATACTCGGCAAGTCGGCTCGTCTTTTCAATCCAGCCGTTCAGATCTTCCATAGTCGCTACGCGCCAGATCGCACGCCCAGCCATTCTGCCGATGCTTCCGATGTTCTTGGTATTGTACCCCTTGAATACTTCGCTCTTGATCCGGTCTGCGCTCTTCTTGCTTCTGGTATCATACTGCGACCAACCGCCGCCGCCGAGCCTGTCATATTCCTGAGAAACCTCAGAATTGGTAACAACATCCTTGAGCGTTGCCAGCCACTTCGCCGCGCCGTCAATATAGCTCGTTGCCCAGCTGCCGTAGTTCACGCTGTTCTGGAAGTCTCTCATGGCGTTCGTAATGCCGAATACAGGATTGCTGCCGGTTGTCAGCATAGACATTGCGCGCGTAAGCATGCTGGCCGTCTGTGCAAGCGTCTTCTGATCTCTTGCGCCCTGACCGCTCACGCTGGAAAGCAGCTTGAACATCTCAGGGTTATAGATTTCAAAATACCTGTCATTACCGTCTGCATCTCGCACGCTGATGACATTATTCATGTCAACACGTCCCTTGCCCTTGTACTGCACCTTTTCGTCGCCGATGATGTCGCTGATCTGCATGATCACGTCCGGGTCTGTGTCGATATCGTCGAGCATCTTTTCGATCTTCTCGCGCATTGCCGTCAGATCCACAGCGTTCTTCTGCATGTCCTGCGTAATCTCGTTGGCGAACATACCAACGCCCGCGCCCATCTCGCCCGGATTCCGGCTTCCGAAAGCATCGTACAGTTCGGCAAACTTGACCTTATTATCATTCTCCGCCGCCATCGAGACGATGCCGTTCACCATGCCGACGAACGATTCAAACGGATCGATGATGTCCTCGGTGCTGCCCGTCGCTTCATGCATCGCGTACTTTCTCTGGCCTGTAACGCCGCGGGATACCGCAGAACCAAGCCCCTTGCCAGCACGCTTTGTCGGTGCGTAGTACGGATAAATCTGCTCAAGCATATCAAGAAGCGCACTCGCCTTCTTGGGATCGCCCATCAAGCCGGTTTCAACGAGATAGGTATCCATCAGTCTCCTGCGCCACTTCTGGAAACGTTCGTTCGTGCGTTCAAACTCAGGGTGCGCCAGCTCGGTTTCAGCGATGAAGTCGGTGCGTTCCTTGGTCGAGAGAGCATTCTCGTCAAAGACCTGACCCTTGCTTCCTTTGCGATTGTCCCTGTCGATGGAGTGCCGTGCCAGCCACCACCTCATATACAGGTCGTAATCGCTTCCCTTGATTTCGCTGAACACATCCGTCAAGCTCTCGTCAATAATAACGCCGTTATTATCGACCATCGCCTCGCCGATGCATTGCGCCGCGCGAGAAGATGCTCTGCGATTGTATCGGATCGTATCGCGCAGGTTCAGATCGAACGGGAGATGCCCTTCGCCGATTCTCTCGCGGATAACATTCTGGAAATCCTCAACCGCCGCAGTATCATCAACAAACCACGCTTCTGCTGTGCGGGCAAACGGACTGCTCTTCTTGTTCGCGTCAGCCGTGCTGACGATGTTCGCGCCAATCTTCGCGCTGGTGTCAGAACTGTTGTAGTACAGCGCAACGCTCCTCTGCGCGTTCAGCACAGCCTTGCGAATCTTCTTGTTCTGCCGAAGCGCATATTCAAACGCATCAACAGTATCGCTGTCCGTGTAGGCAACAGCCGCATCCCTGCCTGTGAGGTAACGCCAGAAGAACTCGGCGAACGCCTCGTGATCATACTGAGCAGGAGTGTACGCGCCCGTATTCGGGAAGTGCTTCTTCCAGCTGTCGATCATCTTCTGCGTGGACTGCATACCCATCAGTTCCTGCAAGCCGTGACCAACCTCGTGCCCGGATACATCCAGTCTGCCAGCTATCTTGCTGCGAACGATAGCATTGCGCTGACCGTTCTTGTAATAGCCCGCAACGCCCTTGCCAACTTGAGCATCCGCGCTCTGGAATCGCGCATCGCTCTTGATACGGAAACCAAGGTTCAGATCATCAGCCAGCTTCTGTACGGCACGAAGCGCATTGCTCTCAAGCTTCTTGCCCTTCTTGGAAAGCTGTTGCTGTGCCTGCGCAGGGGTCGATGGAGCATTTGCTTCGTCAATTTCGGTCGGCGCATTTTCGCTTGTGACGAGCGCATCAACAGCAGAGTTTGCCTTTTGCGTCGCGTCGGTTTCAGCATTCGCGTCCTGCTTTGCATCAGTTTCAGCTTGCGCTTTTTCCTTTGCAGTCAGCTTGCTGACCTCTTCCTTCCGCTTTTCCTTCGCCTTGCGCTTCTTCTCTTCGATCTCTCTCGCTTCGCGCTTTTCTTCCCTCTGATCCGCAGCCAGTTTCTTGCCGGTCTGCATGATGCGCAGAAGCTCCTCTTCCGGATGCGCGCTTTCGGCATCAACCGTTCCAGCGGCTTCTGCGGCAATATCGCTCAGAGCGTGTCCATCAAGCGGCATTGCACCGTTCTCGGCCTTGTCGGTCAGCTTTGTTCCGTGCTTGAAGTTGAACTGGGAAAGCGTCTTTGTGCCATCGGCAGACAGGAGATTTTCTTTCTGAGAAGCATTGATGAACAGCGGCGTTCCTCTGAAGTAACTAATGGCGGGCTGGATCATTTCAATGTCAGCCGCAGTCTTTTCCATCCTGCGTGCAAGAGATGCGGTAACCTTTTCAACCTTCTCGTTTTCCGCCTTCTCTTCCACTTCAGCTTCCTGCGCCTTCATGTCAGCATCAGCCTTCGCAAGATCAGCCTCGGTCATACCGTACTGTTTGGCGATAAGCGCATCTGTATCAACGCCCATGCCCATGAGCCTCGCCTGCACGGATTCGTATTCCGCGCTCAATTGCTCATATGCATCGTCGTTGTCCATCTCAATCGCCTGCATCATGCCATCAAACAGCTCGTTGAATCGATTTGTAACACGTTCTACGATGCTGCCCATGCGCTTTTTGAGCGGCGTGACCTCCTGATCTGCCAACGCCTGCTGTGTGTCGGAATCAAGCCCAAGTTCTTCGCTCTGCTCCGTTACACTGGATACGCGGCTTTCTGCATCTTTGATCTGCGTTGTCAGGCTGGCAAATTCATTGTCAAGTTCCTCATCGGTCATGGAATCGACATCGCTATTATCAGCCTCGGCATTTTCTTCAAAGCCTTCTTCCGAAAACAGCGCGCCTTCTGCATACGCTCGACCATCATCAGCCGCCGCAACATTCTCAGCGGTCTGAATATTTGCATCAGTTGCCGCCTTGTTGAGTGCAAGTTGTTCCTGCGTCCCGGCATCGCCTTGCACAAGATTTGTGGTCAGCGCATTGCGCTCCGCTTCCTCCGCTTCGTACCTTCTTGCAAGCTCCTCCGCTGCCGCCTGCCGCATGCTGGCAATCTTGTTCGCCTGTTCCTCAAGCATCCAAGCCTTGATCTGTCCTGCCTGCGCACGGCACTGCGAGAGCCATGTACTCATGGCTTCCTGCGCGTTGGTCATCGCCTTGCTGGCAGAACTCTCCGCTTCCGCGAGTGCAGTTTCCGCTTTCTGCCACTGCATGCGTGCGCTCTCAAGCTCAACCTCTGCGCTCAGATCGCCGCCGGTCAAACGGTTGCGCAGTTCCCAGAACCGCCCCTGCGCCGTGTTGCTGGCTTCTCGCGCGGCCTCCGCTTTCTCGCTGTGTTCCTGCGCCATCTGTGCATACTGCGCCGCGCTCTGTCTGTCCGCCTCGCCCGTACCCATCATGACAGCCGCAAGTGTTGCCTTCTGATCCTGCGCCGCTGCATGACCGCTGTCGATATACTTACGGAATCGCGCGTCAAGCAGATCCTTCTGAAGCGCGGAATACACCTTGCCGGCGTTCTCCTCAGTGAACAGAGCCTTGCCATCTGCAATCTGCGTTGCCAGATCAACAGATGCATACTTTGCCTGCATGCCCGCACCGCGCTTTGCCTGCCCGTATGCCTTGGCAGAACCTGCCAGAGAGAATACACCGCCCATAACAAAGCCCATGCCTGCGCCAGCAGCCAGTTCCTTGAACAGTTCGCTGTAATCCGTTTCGTGTGCCGCATCAAGCGCGCTTCTGAAAATCGCGCTCGGCGTGACCGGCCTGCCGCTTGCAATCAGCTCCGCAGGAGCAGACAGTACGTCAAAGCCAAACCCGACGCCGCCTTCGATCAATTCTTCGCCGGCCTCTTCAAGTCCGCGTTCCGCAAACGTTCTCGCCGTTGCGCCAAGGATCGGCGCAAGCTTTCCGCTTTGCAGAGCTTTCTTGTACAGCGCATAGCCTGTACCATTAAAGAGCGCATCCATATCCGTGCCGGTACTGCCTGTATTGAGCGCAACCGTTGCAGCCGCCTCATTAAACGCCATGAACGCTGCCATGCCCGGCGTCATCTTTTTATTGCGGAAATTATCGTCATACGATTCGGAGAACTTCGGCATGCCGTATGCAACCGTACTGCCAACTACAGACGCTGCGGCACCGCCCAGCAAAGGAGCGGAAACACCGCCGACAATCGCAGCGGTTCCCATGCCCGTCAGGCTTCCTGCTGCACTGGACGCAGTATTCCAGATGACGCGCTCACTCTCGGGCAGCCTTGCCGCAACGCTTTCAAGCCTTTCTACGTCCTTCTGAACGGCGTTGTATCCCTTGCGCGCCAACCCTTCAAGGAATCCCGGTTCGATTTCGTATCCGATTTCAAAGATGTTGCGTGCGCGGCTCATGTGTTCAAACAGATCCGCTTTCGCATCCTCGCTCAGTGCGCCGCTGTCAGCATACGCCATAAGATCGCTGCGATACATGATCGCCGCCATTTCTTCGCCGTATTTCTGCGTATAATCACGCCGCAGATCAACGACAGCAAACTCATAGTCTTCCGCATCAAGCGCCATATACAGCGTCTGCGACATGTCTGCAACGGTGCTTTCCGCGCCCTGACGGGTGCCAAGCCCCAGCGCATTCCATGCACCGATGCTTTCCGCTGTACCTTCCATTGCCGCCTGTGCTTCCGTATCCTTCGCATAAGCATTACCGCGCGCGGTCATACTGTTATAGGCAATGTCGATCACCTGACCAACATCATCAATGCCGGCACTGGAAAGATACTGTTCAAGCGTCATGCCAACGCTGTGCGCCGCTGTCGCATACTCCGAAAGCAGGCTTTCCGTTTCGTATTTAAGCGCAGACTTATAATCGCCGTACCCTCTGCCGGCAATACGCATATTGCGTCCAGCTTCTGCCGCCGCACTGTCGCTGTTCCAGAACGCGCCGTCATCGCTGAAGTAGTACGTCGAGCCTGCGCCCATTCGATGCTTCCATTCCAGATACAGGTCGTCGTCATTCAGATCGACCCATTCATTGGAATACCTGCCCGACAGCATATTCAGTTCTTCAGCAGACACCTGCTGTCCGCTTGTCACGCGCTTGCGGATATCCTCGACCATTGCGTCTTCCGCTTCTTTGGCAAGACGCTCCTGCTCGGTATACGCCGCATCTGCTTCCTTTTGCAGATTGGCAATACCCTGCACACGTGCCTTGAGGTTTTCATCCTCGGCAAGCGCATAAGCATACTGATTCGCGCCATTCGGCACATTAATCGTTCCAAGCCTTACGCCTGTGTCAATCTCGTTGACAATGCTTGCAAGCTCAAGCCTGCCGACATTCGCCATGTCCGCAGGCAGGCTTCCATTGTCCAGAACGCTCATAGCGCCGGAGATGGCATAACCATAGTGCTGCGCGCTCTCAATCAGTTTTCTGCTTCCGTCCGCCTGCTGAATATCCGCGTAAATGCCGGATGTGTTAAGAACGCCCATCGCATTCGGGTTACTGAGCAGCGGCTTGATATTTGCCATGTTGCGCTCATCCACAGCATAGCCCTGCTGCCATGCCGCAAACGCGTCAATATCCGACATGTTCGGATCATAAGCAAGCTTCAAATTGTCGGGGACTTGTGCCGGTTCCTGCGCGTCTACAGGTGCGTTCTGCGCTACCCTGCCCGCGCTCGTCGGCGTTCCAACAGATTCAGCTACTGTAGCAACCGTTTCTGCTGCAAGCTGTGCCGCGTCTGCGCCTGCCTTCTCGGAAGGATTAACGCCCGGCACAGGCGTCGGATTATTTGCCGCATAGCTGCTGGCAGACCCGCCGCCGCCACCGCCGCCCGCTGCATAAGCGACTGCTTCCGCTGCCGCTTCGCCTTCTGCCGCCGCAGCGCTTTCGGTCACTTCATCGACGTCTGGTGTAGCGCGTGGTGCTGCCGGATCATCCTTGAACGTATTCTTGATACCGTCGATGACCGCACCGCCTGTTGCGTCCCAAAGGCGGCTGAGAACACCCTTCTTTTCTTCGCCGTCTTGTACGTCCGCATCAGCTTCTGTTGCCGCCTGTGCAAGCAACGCGTCCATTTCGTCATCGCTGGGCGCGCGGCGTCCTGTACGTTCTTCATACGACTTGGCAAGCGCACGCTTCATCTGTGCAAGAATGCGCGGATTTTCTCCATATTCGCTCTGAAGCGAAGCATACTGATCGCCGTATGCCAGCCAGTTATCTTCCGTATAGCCGACCGTGAACGACGTATCCATCTCATTGACGCGCGCGTTATAGTCCGTCTGCGTCAATTCCGCGCTGTCCATGAATTCCGGCTTCATTCCCTTGCTGTAGTATTGCGGATACATCCGCTTATAGCATGCCAGCAGGGCATCGCGGTCATCCTCATCCGGCGTCAGTTCGATTGCCCGCCAGAACTGCTCCGGCGTTGCAGAGGACAGATCAAGCGCCTCGCCGGCATCGTTGTAAATGCCGATCTTCTCTGCCTGTCCGCGCGCACTCTGCGGCTGATCAAACGCTCTGCCGCCGGACAGAACCTCGACCTGATAATAAAGATCTTCCTTGTTCAGTCCGTTATGTTCGGCATACATGTCGATGAACGCCTTAGTCGTTTCGTCATCTTCCCAGCTGGCTGAGATATAGGCCAGATCCCTGACGGACGATACCTTCGCAACGTCAACACTCTGTTCAAAGTTTGCAAGCGTTACGCCTTTTTGCGCACTGGGATCAAGCTCACCGGCGTTGACCATCTTCTCGACGTTCTCCGCAAAGCTTGTGCCTTCAAGCATAGGATCGGCAGTCACGCTGACAATCTTAGAGCCTGCGCGTTTATGCGCATCATTAACAAGCGTGTTCCACTCGGCGTCCTCTTTTTCTTTCGCCCTCCGCTGTTCCTGCTCATTAAAGGCATCAACCTTTGCCTGATGCTCCTCGGCAGGAATGGCATTTGCCTTGACCTCGTCAAGCGTCTGTACCTTGACAGCCTTGCCCGGAAGGAACGTCTGATCCGCAGTTCTTACGCCCTGCTTATAGCTCAATTCCTCTTTAGTGAGCGGCTCCTGCGGTTTCTCCTGTTCAACGTTCGCAACAGCCTGTTCAGCCGCCTGTGCGTCCTGCTGCTGCGCACGCGCTTTCGCTGCCGCCTGCTGCTGTTGCCGCTTCTTCTGCTGGTCTGCCTGCTGTTGCCTTCGCTTCTTTTCTTCCTCGGTCACGCCGCATTCCCCCTAATCACTTGTACTTGACGTTGCCGGTAAACACCGTGTTCACGCCGCTGCCGCTTGTGCCGCCGGTATACTTGCTGCCCTCTCCGCGCTTGATGCCTCCGGTCAGAGACACGCTGTCCTGTGTGCCGGCAGTATTGCTCGTCATGTCGCTCTGGCTGCCCATTGCCGCAGACACAGCAGTCATATAATTCTGATCATACGCCGCTTTCTGGTTCATCTTCAGTTCCTGCATCTTCGCCGCCAGCTGCGCCGCATAGTCCGTATTCAGGCGTCCCTGCGTCTGCGCGTTCTGCTGTGCCGCCTGTGTGATCTGCTGCTGAACCTGATTCTGCGCCCTTGCATTCTCCTCGGACAGCTGCTGCACGGCGGCGGCATAATTCTTGCCCTGATTCGCCAGCGTCTGAATGGTATAACTGCTTCTGCCCATACCGCGCGCCAGCGCTGCATTCTCGACATTCGCCATGTTCCGCGCATACGCGCCCTCCTGCTGGGCAATGTTCCGCTGAAGTGTTGCCGTAAGGTTTTCAATCTCCTGCTGCTTCGCAAGCTCTGTCGTTTCATACTGCTGCTGTGCCGCTTCAAGTCCTGCATTCAGCTGCGGCTTGAGCAGGCTTTCCGCATACGCCGCAATTTCTTCATCGGTCATGTTCGGCGTCAGTCCGCCAAGAATCGCCGCCAGCAGATCATTATCCAGAACCTTTTTGCTGGTCGTGCTTTGCTGGGTATTGCTTGTGCTTTTGCTCGAAGATTCTTCAAACTTTTTTGCTACATAAACCGGATCTTTCTTGCTTGCCATACGTTCTCACCTCACTCGGCTTTCTCAAGGTCTTTAACACGCTTCTCAAGCGTATCCACCGTTCGCCATACGTCCATGGCAAAATCCTTTAAAAAAAGGATGAGGGTGCGCATGTAGCGCCCAAGCCCCTCACCCTCGCGGTATTCCGGTACTCTCGGTTGTTTCATGCTCACACCTCATCCAAGCTGTACAAAACCTGCACGCCGCCATAGATTCGCCAGCCTGCTGCCTTGCGTCCGCTTTCCATGCGCAGCCGCACGCGCACGCCCCGCTGCTGAATCTTGACGCGATAATCGCGCCTGTCCCTGTGCAGGAGAATCGTCTTTGTCTTTTCTTTCCTGTCGGTAATGATCGTGATATCCAGCGGCACATCGTCCGCATCTGCGTCCGCTGTGAACCGAAGTTCAAAATCGCTCTTGCGGTATGCCTTGCCAAGATCCATCCAGCCTGTTTCCCACAGCGTCTGGATCGGCAGCCCAAGATATCCCGTCGCTTCCTCATCGTCGTAGTTCAGCACATCATACGGCTCGTCTGCCTGCGTAACATACACCGCGCCGTCCAGCACAAAGAAATCCTTAACGCGCACACCCGTGCGGATCATGAACGTACCGCGCTCGATGTCGAACTCAATGACTGCATTGTTCTCCGTAATCACATCGCTCGGATTCTGCTTCACGCGCAGCGCAAGAAAATACCTGTGATCGCAGATGCATGCCGTGCTTTTCTCATCCGTGCCGGTCATGCGCATTCTCATGGTTTCATACAGCGCATCGCGCGACAACAGGCGCATGGAGCTTCCGTCGTATACGCCGATACCGCCCTGTGACAGGAAGAATGTCTGCATCCTGTCCGTACAGATCGTTCGCGCCTGAAGCGGGCCGTCCGTACCATAGCCCTGCGTGACCGTGAAATTGGTCGGATCTGTGCCGCGAATCTCAAAGATTGTATTCCTCTTGATCGCCAGCAGATATCCGCCGAACGGTTCAATGGCTACAAACGAATCGCCGTCCCATGTCGGCTGATCGATTCTGCCGCCGCCCTGATCGGCAAGCTCATCGTCCACTTCCGTCCAGTCAAACGGATCATAAGGCTTTGAATAAAACACGCTGTCCGGATAGCCCGGCGCACCTGTTCCCCAGATGCGCTCTGCATACCGCGCAAGGTGTGCAAACTTAACATCCCTGAACTCTGTGCCGATACTGAGCGTAACCGGCTCAATGCGCATCGGTTCGCTGCCGACAACTGCAATCATGCCGTCCTTTTCATTGCTCATGAGCAGCGTATCGACCGTCTCACCGTTTTCGCTCGTTTCATAGGTTACGTAGCTCCAACAGTTGGACAGGAACGTCATATCCTCGCCGTTGAGCTTGACCCAGCCTTCCCAGCCGAGTGTGTACGCATAGATATTGCCGCCCGCAGCGGCGATATATACGTCCGGATCGTTCGGCTTATTGCGCCTGTAGAACCGCGTGAGTGTTTCAATCGGTGCGCCGAGCGAGGGAAAGGCGCGGCTTGTGCCGTATGCTGTGGCAAGCAAGCCGCGTTCCGTCCTCATGTTCTCCGCACGATACGCATACTCAACATTGAAGTTCGTATCGCCCGCCGCCTGAAACACGCCCTTCGGGCTGGGAATGGAAAAGCTTCCCTCATAACCGGAATCTCTGACTGCCATTCCTTACCACCTCGTAAATCTTGCGTCGGACACCAGATACAGATTCTTCATGTGCGTTACGCTGCCCTGACCCGCGCTCTTGAGTTGCTGCGCCTGACGATAGAATTCTGCCTGAAATGCTTGCGCACGGTTCTGCTTGGCAGCGTTTCCGCGCAGCAGATATTTATAGCAGATATAGTCAACAAGCATCGAATGCACATGCTCCGGGAATTCCGGCACATCCGTGTCTGCCTTGAGCGGCGGATAAACCACCTCGCATACGGCAGTCAGCGTTACGCTGTGCCTGTTCGTCTGAAGCGTCTTGCCGTCCTCGCTGATCGCATACGGCACTTCCATGCCGTGCGCATCGCGCAGCGATACAATATGAATGATATTCCCTTCCGAGATATCCACCGCGCCGCTCTCGTCTGTTGAAAACTCAAGCGTTTCGCGCGGCTTGAAATAGTTTTGCAGGACAATCTGATAGCCCTGATTCGCCCACATGCGGAACAGTTCGTCATACTCGGCGATGTCCGCAGGATCTTCGTCAAGCTGGCGCAGAGCCAGCCGCATAATCTCCGCCAGCGTCATGACGCAGCCTCCTTAAATCTTGCCCGCGTTGCGCAAAACTTCGGCAACAGCGGCAGGCATTTCCGCAGTCGTGCCGCGCATGAAATCAAAACGAACGCCGTTGACCCACGCGGTAATGACATCGTCCTTATCGCCCGGAATCTTCGGCAGAACGACCTTCTCCATCTTGAACTCGGCCTCGCCGTACAGCTTCTTCGCCAGAGCCTTGATGTTCTTCTTGGTCTCCTCGCACTTCTCTCCCAGCACAACGCTGGCCTTCTTGATGGACTGCGTGGTATTGGTGTTCATACTGGTGATCGCCATTTCGCGCTACCTCCTTAAATTAAAAAAGAGCCGAGGCGGAGCAATCCGCCCCGGCATTGTTAAACAGGGTTACGTTAGATACCGCACTCGATGCGGACAGCCCATTCCGGCTGAAGCAGCTTCACGCCGAAACCGTCCATCTTCCAACCGACGGTGCTGATCTGATCCAGCGGATCGCCGGTACCGGCAGAGCCGAACGGCTTGACAATCACGCGCGGGTTCGCGCCCTTCCAGCTGGTGTAGCCGTAGGCATTGCGACCGACGACCAGAACAGCGGCAACATCCGCGTCGTTACTGCCCTCGCCCTCATAGATCTTCGCCTCGGTGGACTCGACCAGACGCACGCCCGCAATCTTGCCGACCTCGCCGTTATAGACCTTCTCGCGATCCTGATACTCGGTCACCTTGGTGAAACGCTCATCGTCCCAGAACTGACGCCAGACGTCCGGGCCAATGATCGCGACATACTCGCTGCCGATCTTCTGCGCCTGATTCTTCTTCAGAATCTTCACCGCATCCAGAAGCAGATCGGTGGTCATCTTGTCCGCAGAGGTCAGCGCAGCGCGGGAGGTCTTGCCGCCCGCGTACAGGACGTTGGTGGTGGTATCGACGATCTCATCGCGCACGACGGCGTCAATGGAACGGGAACCGGCGTCGGCGAACAGCTGAGTAGACTCAAGCACGGTCGCGTCGAGGTGCGCCATATCGAGCTTATCGGTGTAGCGAGCGTAGTCGCCGTACTGCTCAAGCGTCATGGTGACCTCGGTCTGCACCAGCAGCTTGCCATTACCCGGCTCGCCCTCGGTCAGCGCGGTGGTGTTGCTGGCAATCGGGATCGTCTTGCGCAGCTGCATGGTCAGGCCGTTGTTCGGGGGCATACGATACTCCTTGCCGAACTGAAGATGCACAAGGTTCGGCTCAAAGTTTTCCAGCAGTTCACGATTGTAATAGGTCTGCATGCCCACGGACAGACCCGTGCTGGTAGTCATATTGGTATTATTCGGCATAGTTCTTCTCTCCTTTTATGGTTACTTGAAAGAAACAAGCTTGCCTTCCATCATCGCTTCCTTTGCCTTGCGGCTGAACTCGGCAAATTCCGTGCTGGTCATGGATTCAATCTTGTTTGTTTCCTTTGCGCCGCTCGTTGCCGCAGAACGGAACGTCGGCACGCTCTTCTTTGCCGCCGGTTTCTCGGCAGCATGGCTTCTTTGCAGGAATGCAAAAGCCGCCTGACGCACCGTCTTGCCGTCGCGCATTTCCTTGAGCGCGGTCGGATCGGTGATCAGAGCGGCGATATTTTCCTGCGTCCAGCCATCCTCATAGAGTGTCTGCAGCCCGGCAGCATACGGATTAGCCTCCGCCTGTTCGCCGGTCTGTTCCTCTGTCGGCTGTGTTTCCTGTTCTTCTTCCTGCGCGGGCGTTTCTTCCGCGCCGGCAATGTTCTGCATCAGCTGTTCCGCAGCGACTTCAACGCCGCTGTCCTGCTGATTCTCAATGGTCATAGCCTCCTCGGCGGCGACCGTGTTTTCAACATCTGCCATACGTTACACACACTCCTTTCTCTTATACAGGCGCTTTAGCGTTGGGGCTTGCCGCCTCTGCCAATGCGCTGTAGTTCGGGTTTCCGCCCGGTTTCTGCATCATGCGTTCGATGCTCGGCGCACCCATCGCCTGTGCATCCGCGCGGATAACCGCATCCTTTGCCTGAAGCTGCTGCTGCATCTGCTGCATCTGCTGCTCCATCTGTGCCATCTGGTCGTACATTGTGCCGGTCTGCTGCAGCATGCGCACAATGCGTCCCTTGTCCGGGAATCCCTGAATCATGCTAACAAGAATGTCCGCAGGGATCGGTCTGCCGCTCTGAGAACTGATCTCCGCCGCACGCATGAGCAGTTCGTTAAACCGCTCCGACCAGACCGGGTTATGCTTCTGCACCTGCACGCGCACGCTGTACGCGGGCTTCAAAAGCCTGTCGCCATCCTTCGGCGGCGAATGCAGTTCAATAAGCCTGTGCTGCATGCCCATGCCGCTGTCCCAGCCGCCGACGATCTTGATGACCCGCTTCTCGTCGATATAATCCGCAAGCACCCACAGCACCTGTTCGATCATCTCGCGGAACGCGTCCTTGAACTGCTCAACGTGCCAGCGCGTAATCTTGCCGCCCTGCGCCACAAGCTGGCTGATGGCGCTCGCGGCAGTAATACCGCCGCCGCCCTCGCCGCGATTGAACTGATTCTGACCGGAATCCTGCTTCATCGCATCGACCATGAAGTTCATCATCTGATAAACCTGACCGTTTAATGGGGATGCCTGAATGGTCTGAATGACTTCGCGGATATTGCTGCCGTCCCATTCGATGACCTGCTTGCTGAGATCCGCCACATCTTCCGGATTCACGCCGCTGCCGCGCCGGATGAAGTGCCGCTGAATAGACGATTCGCGCGCGTTATCGTCGATGTACTTCTGGTAACGGTCGATGGCAAGCTGCGTATCCTTATAGTCATGGATAAGACCTGTGCCGAACGGCTGGCGGAACACATCGCGATACTTGAACATATGGAACGGATACTGTCCGTGCGCGTACACGCCCTCTTTGTAATCGCTCTCGCTGCAGCCAAAGCCCAGCTCTGTCGAATACAGCAGCGCACGCCCGGCGAACTGCGCCATATGCACACGCGTCTTGTTCTTCTCTGCGTCGTATCGCTTATACCAGAACTCAAGCAGCGTCACTTTCTGATCGCCGCTCGGCGCTTCAAACAGCACGCTTGCGTCATCGTCCGGGCGGATATCGTCCGGACGCACATAACCCTTGGCTTCCGGGTAATGCTCCTCGACCCATGCAACGGTTGTGTTCGTGGTCTTGAACACGCCGCGCCCGTCCTGAATGTTCTCGTACATCGGATCGGGATAGAAGTCCTCCGGATGCCATGCGATGATGTCGACCATGCCTTCGCCGTCCATCATGTCCTCGTTCCAGAACGCCTGTGCAACGCCCGTGCCGGTAACGACCGCATCCTCCATGAGCTTTTGATACTTGCCCGGCCAGCCTGCCTGATAGAGTACAAAGCCGATGACGTCGGTCATCTCTTCCGCGCTCTTCTCCGTTTCCGCGCGCTCCGGCACAAGCACCGCTTCCGGCATGTTGTCCATCTGATCGGCAATAACGTTGTCAATACAGCTATTGAGCGTCATGCTCGGCGGCGAAGTCCGGCTCTTGTTTCCCTGACGCAGCTGGCGCATCTCGCGCGCCTCATACATCTCGTTGTGCGCGTCCTGCAGCTTTTCCCTGAAAAATTCAAAAAGCTCATACGCTCTGCGTACAAGCTCTTTCTCTCTTTCATTAAGCGGCTGATCCTTGATATACGGATCGTCCAGCAGCAGGCGCGCATCGCCGACAGTGGGATTCTTGTTCCGTGTAGGCTTCCTTTTCTGCATATGACCTCCAAAAACTAATCAAGCGGGTGCCTGACCCGCTTTTTCTTTTCGACAATTCTTCTCGGTGCTATCGGGCGCGACATGAGGAAATATCGCGTTTCATCGTAGATATGATCCTCGCCGGCTGTATCGATGTCCTCGACCTTGCGCGCATCGTATGCAAGCGCAGGTATCGTCCGGATGAAGTCCCTGCATGTATCGAACACATACAGCATCGGTCTGCCGTCCTCGTCAAACTTAAGCCTTTCATGCAGCTGCATCTTTCCGTCCATGCGTGTGTTATCGCCCTTGCGGAAGATGACGCCATTGAACACCGTGCGGATCTGTTCCTCGACGCTGAAGCCGCGCGACTGATCCCAGATCGCAGGATCGGCAACGCCTATCGGGCGTATGCCTTCCCTGAATTCCGGTTCAAGCAAGTCCGCCAGCGCATTTCCGATCTCGCCCGGCGACATGCATACGCCCGTGTTCGGCTCGTTCGGTTTGCAGCCGTACAGCTCCTTATACCGGTACGCTCTGCCATCCTCATCAATCGCCCATACGCCGAACGAGAACGGCCTTGTGTATCCGTGGTCGAAGCTGACATACCGCGTCCAGTGCAGCGGTACATCGAATGCGCTGATGACATGCGTGCCGATGCCGTCCGCATAATGATCCGGATCGTTGACAAACTCCGGGAACGCCTGCCCGCTGAATGCATCCCAACTGCCGTGAAGCAGCGCGTCCCTGAGCTTCGCAGGCTTTTGCTGAAGCTCGACCTCATAATCCTTGGACAGGTGCGGATTATCCTTGACTGTCGCAGGAATGTACTCGATGAGACGTACTTCCTCTGTGCCATCGTCCATCTCTACATGCTTCTCATAAATCTGCCGCCCGATGTTCGTGCTGTCGACAAAGTATGCCTTGACCCAGCTATGCCCCGGCCCGCCCGGATTCGACGCGCTCCGCACGCACGGCACAATGCCCAGCTTCTTCGGCGCACGCAGGCGCGTCCGCAGATAGTCATACATGCCCTTCGTAAAGTGCGTCAGCTCGTCAAAGTACAGCCAGTGTATTTCTGCACCCTGATAGATGAGCAGCGTCCCTTCGTCCGAACAGTAACAGAAGTGAAGCACGCTGCCGTTGGTAAGCGTCATCTCGTGCGTTGTCGCTTTATACTGTCCAAGACTCTTCGGCACAATCTGCAGCGTTGTCTGTATAAGCGTCTTTTCCAACTCCGGATACGTCCGCCTGAACAGATACGCATGCGTGTTCTCGTACATGAGACACCGAATGAACGCATCCCAACATATCGCATAACTCTTGCCGCCGCCCGCTGCGCCCCCGTACAACACCTCGTCTGCTTCGCTGTTGTGAAACAGGCTCTGCTTCCTTGTTGGTTCGTAGTCGAACTCTATGTTCACTCGCTATCCCGCCTCTTCGGCATCTTCGGCGCAATGCCTCCGCCTACAAACGAAATATGCACGTCCTTGTCTTCCTTCTTCTCCTCGCGCACGCCCGCTCTGTCCAGTATCTGCTGCAAAGCCTGAAGCTTCGCGTATACCTGATTCTTTCCGTTCGTTTTCTCAAGCACTTCTACAAGCTGCTCCGCTGCGTCCGCACTCGCGTTCTTCAGCGTGATGAGCGCAACCCGCGATCTGATGTCCGCACGCCTCTCCGCTTTTGCGATCATGTCCGACTGACTCACAAGCTGGCTGACGTACTGACGCGTTACGCCGTATTCTTCCGCAAGCTCTCTCATCGTAATTCCGCCGTCGAAGTACCTGACAACAATTTCTTCCCTCTGCTCTGGCGTAAGCTTCGCCTGAAAAGGGGAATCTCTCTTCGCTTCAAACATCTTCTCATCTCCTTTCTCCCCGGGGGGTGCCGGTGTGGGTGGTGGAGGTATATATATACACGCAAGGGCGCGGGGGGAGGGGGGTACGCCCGCACATCCCTCCGGGGGGTCTGTTTTAGGATTTTCATTTTTTCACAGCACAACATCAAAAAAAGAAGAAAAAAAATAAAACACCCCTGTAACCTCTTTGTATAGGTATAGTACCCATACAAAATTCTTGTGGTGCTTGTATTCTTCTGCTGCTGTTGCATCTGCTGTTGTATCCTGCCTGCGCTGGAGGCTGTGTGCCTGCTGCCAGCCGGGCAGATGCTTCCGATCTTCTGCGCGTGCGTGTCTGCCTGCTGTGCTGGGCTGTTCCTTCTATATGATAGGAGTCGGAGCGGATACCCCGGGCAGGGTGCGCAGACGAGCGCGATTAAGCTACACCTGTACGCTGCCTGTGCGTCATTACCTGCGCATTGTCAGCGCATCGCATCCGCGCGTCATGCTGTCCAGATCGTGCGCCCAGCCTGCGATCTGCTTGACTGCAAACGACCTGCTGTTGATCGCATATAATGAAGGAACGCTATAAAGGCTGGGCTTTCGCATGCATGATTCCGTATAATCGCGTTGACCGCGCCGCCGGAGAAGCTGGAGCCTCTCCGCGGGCGGCTCCGCGATTATATTTTAGCACAGCTTTTTTTATACAGGAAGCCGCAACTTACCGCAAATTTCAAGCGAGAAAAAAGTCTGAAAGAAATTGCAAATTGACTGTTGACATAGAGTAATACCCTATGATATACTAAGTGCGTCGAGAGGCGAAAGCACTCAAGACAGATGCGGCGTCAGGCTTACACCGATCCCATAACGAAGGGAGGTGATGCCTGTGCAGGAGTTCACAGAGGCTGTAACGCTTACATGTGTCATCGTCAACACACTGTGCGAAGTGGCGGTTGCGCTTCCAGCTATCAAGCATCTGTTCTCTGCGATCAAAAAAAGAGTCCGCAAGTGATCTGACCATCACCTGCGGAGCAACTCTTTTGAAGTTCGCGAAGCAAGGCTAAGTTCGCAAAGCCTGCGCCGCACCTTTATCTTAGCACAACAGGAGGCGAAAAGCAATAGAAACCAAGAAAAATAAATACGCGCCGCAGGAACGTTGGGCTGCAAAAAATTGTACCCGCTTCAGCATCAAACTAAACAACCACACCGATGTCGACATCCTCGCCGCGCTGGACGCCGCGCCATCAAAGCAAGGCCTAATTAAGGACGCGATCCGCTACTATCTCAAGCATGCTACCAACAGCGAGAGATAAAAAAACGCGGGCTGTGCTACCAACACAAACCCGCATGCCACCGCTAACCACCACGAAAGCAGGAGCAAACACATTTTATCATTGTTTGATCTCCTGCGCAAGATGAAAGGAGATTAACACCATGAAAAAGAATTGGTTTGAAGGCTGCACCAATCTGCAGACGCTCAAAGAACGATACAAGGAACTTGCAAAGGCTTATCATCCTGACATCAACCCCGGCGCAGGAGACGAAGCCATGCAGCAGATCAACGCGCAGTATGACGAACTCGTCAAGCGCTTTTCCCGCGTTTCGTCTGATGGTCGTACCGAAGCAACCGCCGAAGAAGCGCGCAGCGCGGCAGACCTTGCGATGCAGTACCGCGCGATCATCGCGCGGATCATCAAGTTGGCCGGCATCAACATCGAGCTGTGCGGCGCGTGGCTGTGGGTCTCCGGCGATACCTACACGAACCGCGAAGCCCTCAAGGCCGCCGGCCTCAAGTACGCCAACAAAAAGAAAATGTGGTACTGGCGACCGGAAGAAGCCGCCTGCCACAAGAGCCGCCGAGGCGCGACGATGAGCGACATCCGCCGCAAGTACGGCAGCGAACGCATCAAGGTCAGCGCGAACGGCTTCCGCCTTGCGCTTGATTGTTGAGGAGGTGCCGCACATGTCTACCACGCTTGACGGTCTGTTCCAGCTTTCCCCCGACACCCTCGACAAGGCATTATCCGCCTTGACCAGCCACGCCAACCACCACCCCGAAGCCGGGCGCATCCTGCGGGCAATCAAAGCCCGCTCCGGCTGTGTGGGGCGCGTCCTGAATAAGTCCAGCGTCCCAGCCATACAAGCCGCCCTGCCCGGATACGTCGTATCCTACGGCATCCAAGACTTTCTCAATCGCCGCCCGCGCATCATCTACGTTAGACGCCTTGACGATCAGGGGCAGCCGATCAGCGGCCCCGGCTCGCATTGGTCATTTGAGCTTGCCACAGCCGACCAAACACGCTTGACCGCCGAACGGCTGGACGAGCGCATTACCTACCACGCCGAGCAGGCGAAGCGATACAGCGTATATGCAGCAGAGCTTCCCGCGCAGGTCGCCGCATACAATGCCGCAGCGGCTTACCTTCAGCCGATCAAGCGCAGCGTATCAACCGCGCTTCTGTATGCAGGAATCTAAAAAGCCCAGCCTTCCCGGCTGGGTCTTTTTTATTCGTCTTCCCGGTTGATCATCGCGCGGTATCCGTCGCCGCTTCTTTCGCTGATACGCGCATAACTGCATGACTCTTCAAAGCTGGCGCACTCAAAGAAATACGCCTCGCAGAACATCCGAAGCGGCGCTTTCACATTGCGCAGCGCCTTGCTTCCGATGGTCTGAGACCGTTTGAACGCACGTTCTGCCGTTCTGATCTTCTGTTCAAGCTTATCTTTGCGGATAATCCTGCGCGTCATTGCGTCGCCGCCGCCTTTTGGCATGCCGTCCATGTTCGGGCTGCTGATGGTCTGCATCTCCGTTTCTTTCAGACATTCACGAAGCCGTGTTAATTCGTCCTGCAAATCACGCGCGCGTCTGATCATGTATCTATCCCTGTTTGTCAAAAGATGCAATCCGTGTATTCCCCCTCTCAGCCGCTTAAACGCCCCGTAAACGCCGCCTCTTTCCCCATGTCCAGATACACCACACCCACCGCGCACGCCGCCCACATGTCAGCGTGGAAGCCGTAGAAGGTATCCTTGCAAGCCGCCTTGCCTTTACCGTTTTTAAAGTCGTGCTTGGCAAAACGGCGTATCAGCGTAGCGCGGATTTGCGAATCGGCAGACTGTCCGACGCTTGCAGGATGAGGAGGCAGCTTGTTTTTCTTCGTCGGCACAAGCCGCTTGCGCTCGTCCGCACGATACACCCGGTTAACCGGCTTGCCGCGATCAATCGCCGCCTGCATATATCGCCCTATCCAGTAGCAGGTATCGTATGTTTCCGCGCCGATCACGCCGTTCTGAACATGCCGCGCCTCCATGCATTCAATCACCAGTTCGTCATACTCGCCGATCTTCACCAGCTTCAGCGCATCATCATTGTCCACCTTCGCCGCGCTGATAATGCTGTAATCCGTGCGCATCATGCAGTATGCGCTTTTACTTGTGCCGGGATCTATCGCCAGTATGACGCGGCTTTGTGCAGCTGCCAACAAAACACCCCGCTTTCGTGCGTCGCTCGTTCGCCTTGAATTCTGTATCCCGAATCAGATATTCCATCCTTCGCTTGGCGTACTCTGCTTTCTTAGCTTCTGCGTATACTGCCCAGCGCGGACAGGTCTTCTTACATTCTGCCGTGCGCTCTGCGCAATCCTGCTCACATGGGTGCTTCATGCCGTCACCTGTTTCCAAGGATGACCGCATGCCTTCCTGCCCTCCGGGCATTTACCGCGCATACAGCCCGGACCCGCCAGCCGGAAAATCTGCGGCGCGGCGATCTTGCACAGTGCAAGCATTTCTTTTGCCATCTGCCGGATCTCCCATTGCGCACGGTTGCAGCACCTGAGGGAGAAGAAGTGAATCAGTTCGCGCGCGTTCATCGTCATGATCAGGCTGCACGTTGCGCCCTGCGGAATAACGTATCGCGCATCTTCTGCCGGCACGCCCGCCGTCATCATCTCTTGCATCATGTCATAAGCCGCATTGCACATGGTCAGGTATTCGCGCTTGTATCCTGCGTCGACTACCGTCTGCGGCACGACCCATTCAGGCTTGACCCCGCAATACCGCTGACTCTGCACGCTGTAGCTTGCCAGTCTGTGCCGCGTCAGCTGCGCCAGCGTCACCCTCGACACGCCGGAGATGCGGAACGTAAAAGCCGCATGCTCAAGCACGGAATAATGCCCACCGTCCATCGCCGTTTCCAGCGATTTTTCGAAGTTTTTTCCCTGATAACATTCAGCCGCCGCCCTGCCGCACAGGCATTCGGCGTTTGTCGGGAACCCGATCAGCTCAACACTTAACACTGCATATCCTCCCAGTCTTCGTATGCCTGAAACCTTGTCGGATGGTATTCTGTATGACTGCCGCATCCCGTGCAGCGCACGCGAACCTTCGCAGTCATCGTTTCGTATTCAAGCACCGGTTCGCCGTCGCACCGGCGGCAGATGCTCATCTCATGTGGCGGTTGCTTCTTCATTCGTGTCCTCCAATTCGACCCACTTAGACAGCCACCAGTGTGCTTTCCTGATATCTTCCGCGCCGTTCTTTCCCTTGTGCCGCAGGATGTATTCAACCGCCGTACACAGGCAATGTTCCTGCACAGCCGCTTTGCCTAACATGGCAACCTCGACATCGACCACCTGCATGCCGTTCGGCAGCTTGTAATGATTCGGATGGACGGCATCCGCCTTAGTTCGACCCTTGTCCCACCTCTCAATCAATTTATGTGTTGCGGCAACAATCTCCTCGTTACTCATTTCTTCAAACGGTCTGCACGTTTCAAAGGAACTCGTAAGCGGGCAATCAACACACTCAATTTCCTTGCATAATCTTCTCGCGAACGAGATTGCTCTCTTTCTTCCCACATCTTCCACGTTCCCATTCCTCCCTTGTCGCTTGTATATCCGCATGCCAGCCTGTTGCCCGTCCGCAGCCGCACACGATACGACTGCGGAATCGGGTGTTCATGATCAGGCGCGGCGTTCTGCCGCATGGGCAGGTCACTTCTGCATCAGCCCGTCAACCTCGACCAGCGGCACAGAATCCGTTCCTGTGATCGTCGGCAGCTTTCCGTCCCACTTTTCGATGGTTTCCTTCTGGATGACAGCGTCCGTGATATACTTGCTTTCCATCTCAAGACGATACGCTTCAGCATCTGCGGCAATCTTCACCGCATCGGCGTTAGCCTGCGCGATGATCAGCTTCTGCTCGGCATCCGCCTGCGCCTTGATCTTTGCGCGTTCGGCTTCCGCCTGTGCAATCAGCGTCTGCTGCTTCTGCTCGGTTTCGGCCTGCAAAAGCGTCTGCGTAGCCACCTGCTTCGCCTCGATGGCATTCGTAAACGCGTCACTGAAGTCGATATCTTCAATCGCGACTTCCTGCGCACGGAGGGAGTAGAACTCCAACTCCTGCGCCAGTTCGGCATAGACCTCTTCCGCGATCAGATCACGATTCGACACAAGTTCCTCGGCAGAGTATCGGCTGAACGTACTCTTGAGCGCATCCAGCGCAAGCGGAAGCATAATCTTGTCCGCGTAATCCACACCCACGCTCTTGTACATCTTGAGCGCACCCTGTTTCTGAAGCGCATAGTTCATACTGCATTTGATATCGACCTGCTGCATATCCTTAGAGAACGCGCTGGTCTCGATGTAGTACTTCTGCCACTGCACGTTCATCTTGACGACGTTCGTCACAAACGGCATTGTGAAGTAAAAGCCCGGTGACAGCACCTCGTCCTCCGCCTGCCCGAACTTCACGACAATACCAACATAGCCTTCCTTGATCGTGACCGCCTGTGCGCTTGCACACAGCATCATGCAGATAACCAGCAGGATCGCAAAAACAGACTTCTTCATACGTTTTCCTCCTTGCGCTTCTGCGCGTCGTTAGTTGTTCTATTCTTCCTTAGTTGCACGCTTATCAAGTGCTTCCAGCACATCGCACAGCACATATCCGATATACGCCAGCATACTCATCAGCGGGCGCAGCGGATGCGAACCAGACCACATTCCCTCAATCGCGTTGATCGAGTTTTTGTACGAACCTGCGCGGTCAAGATCGTTCTCAATGTTTCCATGCTCAGTTGCCACCGCTATCCCCCTTTCCATGCTTCCACGGTCTGTCCTTGTTAATCTCCATCTTCCTGCGCACCGCCGCATCAATGTCGATGCCCAGCTTACCAGCGACGGACAGCGACATGATGATCACATCGGCGAGTTCCTCGATGAAGTGTTCTGCATTCAAAGCCGCTCCGTCCAGTTCGTTCGCCTCATCGTTTACCTTGTCTGAGCATGCAAACCTAATGTCAACATCAATGCATGGCAAACTCTTCCCATATTCTGCAACGCCTTCCCACAGCCCGTGTGCGACCGCGTCCGCATAGATCGCATCGCGCAGATCATTCAGATTCATCCGCATCACCGTCCATTCGTGCGCCGCATGTCGGGCAGTAATCAGTCGTGTTGTAAGTTCTGTGAACTTCGTAGCCACAAGACACCAAGTTCTCGTTCCAGTCGTAGTCAAAACGTTCTTCTACGTAATCGGTATATCCAGCCGTGCAACCACAATGAGTGCAGATGCCATCGTCAGTCCATCTCGCATGCACCACAGGCACAGCGTCAATAGAAGAAAGATTGTCGAAGCCATGCATGATCTCGTCAATCAGCACAGCCCCTTCATAACCTCTTCCAGTCTCAGGAATGACCACGACATACCTTGCGGCTTTTCTGATAACCTCTCTTGCCGCGCTCCTGCTGATCAGGTCACTCATCCGCTTTCACCCACACTTTCAAATCGCAATCGCTGCCAGCTTCCACGCAGTCAACGCGCATGTTCAGCACAACATCGTTCAGAATGCATTCAAGTGTCGTTTTGAATCCGGTCACTTCATCGAACCCATCGCCGATC